TTCTGTCTCTAAATGTTTCATGGTCTTTATTTTCTAAGTAGTCAGATTTAGAAATAATATCGATGCTACATACGCCCTCTGCATTATTATAAAAATCATTTGTCATTGCCTCAAATGCCTTTTTAGAGCCGTAAAAAACACAAACCCCGCTACTTTCGCACATATCACAATCACACTCAAAATAGCTGTAAAAAACGGGTCTATACAAAACCTTTTTTATTGAGCTTTTTAATTGTTCTACTTTGCGAACAACTTTGTAATAAAAGCCAAACAAAAAAATGTACTTTAAATTTAAACTAATTTTTTTCATTGTCGTTAATTTTTAAATTGTTGTTGTTTGAATTAATTTGATAATGCAAAGTAAATGAATATATAAATACAAAACAAACTATTTCAGTTAAAGTTTCTTAAATGTATATGTTAAAGTTTACTTTATATATTGTATGTATATTTTTATAGTTACCTTTGTGTCGGAATCAAAACGTGTAAACATTTACTAACTCAAATAACAAGATGACAAAAAACAGAATCAAAGAGCTACTGATAGAGAAAGGAATGTCACAGGTAGCATTAGCAGACAGGTTGGGTTTATCAAAAGCATCAATCACACAATTTTTGAAAATTGGAAACCCACGCTTGGAAACATTACAATCTATTGCAGATGTTTTGAATGTACCCGTTTGGGAATTGCTGGTTAGCCGTGAAGAAATGAAAAAAACTTTTTCAATGGATGTTTTCGGGGTTGTTCAATTGAACGGTGTTTCGTACAAAATTGAATCAACGGAAGACTTGGAAAGAATTATCGAGCTGACAAAAAAAACGCCCGATCTGGAAACCGAGCAGAAAGAAAAAGAACCCATACTTGTTGGTGAAGGAAGGGATGCCTTTGGAAATATAATTTCACAAAGATTTGCAAAAGCTAAATAGCATGAAAAGTCCATATTTAAAACAATGTGATAGATTTCTTCTTAAATCCAATTCAACATACGGGGCTATTTTAAGAGTGAAAATTGCATGGAATAAATTATGTCGTGAACTTTATAGGAACAATAAAAGAATTTGGAATAAACCTATAAGTTGATTTTCTGCAAAAAAATAAGGGCTGCATTTCTGCAACCCTTTTTTAATTTAAACCTTTGGTCAACCACCCGCATCCCGCTGTCTTGTTTCATACACCATTTAATCGTCGGCAACCAATTAAAAAGCCTTGTCCGTTGTAAGGTTTAAAAATTATCATAATCTGTTTTTAATATTTCGTAAGGGTCATCAAGTGCAACCCCGAAAATTTGGCTTTGCCGTTTCGTCGCAAATTCTGTTTCACCTCGAAACTTTGTGAATGAATCGACATTTTTGCTTTTATTCAAAAACACTCTAAAACAAACATCCTCATACTCATAGTATAAAAAGACTGTTTTTTCTTCGAGCAGTTTAAAAAATTCAATTTGTGAAAGTTGTTTTGTTGTCATATCTTAATGCAAAGGTAATAAATATATTTATATATATACTATTATTTGTGTTAAAGTTTTATTTTTCTTATTTCTTCATAGTACGCCTTTGAAAGTTGTTCGAGTTCTCGTCTCCTCGCTGAGTATTTTAATTCGTCGAGGCTTCGCCATTCTTCATAGTAAGTGTGACCCAATCCGCCATCAACGCCCGCCTTTGCTTTGATTTTGTTATATTTGTCTTGCCCCAACAATCGAACTGCATCAGCTTCTTTCTCTTTGGCAAAAATCATTTGCGGACTATTTACCTGAACCTCTGCAAAAGTCTTTGGGCTTGTCTTCACGTTCAACAGGTTACCGCTATAACCAAGCGGGTCAACTTCCGCCACTTGAACCTTTATTCTCAAAACATCTAATTCCACTTGCAATGTTTTGACAGTCACCTCGAGCGCATCAGCCTCAACAATAAATGTATTTTTGACAATATCCCTGCATTTTGTTACATCCCCGTTGTAGTCTGAACTTGCCTTTTCAAAGATACGTTTTTCAGATTTGATATTTACGGGTGTTGCATCACATCCCATTTTTTGTGCAAGAGCCTGCGATTGTTGGTCAAATCCGCCTGCAAATTGCTTAGACAATGAAATATAGTCTGCATCGCTTAACGGTGGGTTTATAAGAACGTCGTTTTTCTCTACAAATTCAGGGGCAACCTTTGATTCTTTCAGTTTCTTTTCGTTTTCTGCAAGCCATTGTTTGAAATTGTTCGGAACTTCGGGGGTTGGTGTTATTCCCGTTCCATTTACTTTTTTGGTGTCAATAAGCGGGTCACAATGACAACGGCATGAAGTGTGCCATTGCGTAAAATAAAAGTCTTTCGGATATGTGCCTGCTAAATAGGTGCATCTTGAACAAACGCCAAAACTACGGCTTGGAATTACGGTAAACCCAATGACAAAAGGGTTACTCTGCATTCTTAACCAGTCACTTTTTCGATACGCTCTTTGAATTTCATTAACAGCCAAACGGTTGACATTTTTTGCAGCCGAACCTGAAATTGCACCTGAATCAAGCAGTTTTTTTACTTCTTGCCCGAGATTTGCATCAATTCCGCTTGCCTTTACTTTGTTTATGGCTGTTTCGATTTGGTTTTTGAAGGCTGCTTGCTCTCTAAAAATACGCTCTTTTGTAGTCATCCCGCCCACAGATGCCTTTTGGAACAACCTCAAATTTGCCTGACTTTTTTCTTCAATAGCGTTTTGAGTGAACTTGTCAATTTTTACGCCCGTGATTTCTTTGAACATTGCATCGTTTTTGGTGTTTGCAATAGTCCATGAGTTCCGAACCCCGCCATCTATGTTGTAAAAGAGTGCATTTGTTCCGTCGGCAATGTATCTGTCGACCATTTTATTGATTACCCCGTATTTAGCAAAATTAAATTGCGGGTCGTTAATCTTTGAAACGAGCGCTGTTATTTTAGTGGTCATTGCATCGTAGGTGTTTTGCACCCGTTTTGTGCTGACCGCTATTTGACTAAAATGTGCTGTGTCATATTTATTCATTATAACCCTGACGTTGGAAATGCGCTATTTTGTGCTGCCAGTTTTTCTTCTGCTTCAATTTCGGCTTTTTCTTCATCAATTTTTTCAGTAAGACCAGCTAAAATGATACCAGTGGTTTTTGATGCAATTCCACCCTGTACGGCTGTTGTTGCAGCGGTTATATTATCCAATGTATTGTCAATCATATACGGAACAACTTCGGTGATAATTTCGCACTGTTTGGCTGCATCACTTAATTTTGGGTAAATAGTACCGATTGCAGAAACAATAAAGTTGACCCTACGCTGCAAAAATTCTTCCACATCTTCCGCATGATTGCTTACCGCCATGTGTGTACCCATAAAAGCGTAACGGAATGAAACCCCACTAAAAGCAGACCCAGTACCTTTTAGATTTTCAAACGATATTCGAGGCGTATTTGTTAGTGAGTATGCCCGTTCCGTAAGATTTTCAAACTCTAATTTAGCCATTTCGGGGCTTTGTTGCCATGTCAGGTATGCAATTTCAGCGCCATTTTCTAACTGAATGATTTCTGAACCCGTATTTCTGTTGAGTACATTTTCGACAATGCCTCGAGCAGCCAATTTTGGGAAAAAATTAAAATCGAGACAGTCGGCAAAGTTTGACAGCAATGTTTCGAGCCTTTTACGGATTGTCTTTATTTTGGAACAATAGGCATCAGGTCGATACATATAAATCACGGGTAATTTTTCAAAATTGTGTTTGAACTCACTTTCTACCGTACTGGTCAGGCTGTTGAAAATGGTTACTTTCTCATAGTCAATAGTCATCAGTTTGGTAACTAAATTCAGTCCATCCGTGTCAACCAGCGTGTATTCTCTCGAAAAAGCAATCAGGTCGCCATATTCATCAAAATACGGGTACAACTTATCACCACGAAAAGGAGACCATAAAGCAACTTTCATTTTGTAGGTCGGCAGAGGGGTAACGCCCACAATTTTCTTTATGGTATTTAAAATTTTCTTCCACCAAATAGTATCTTCTTGTGTGTACCAGTATTCAGCAACTTCCTGTTCCGACAACCATGACCTTACAGCCCTTTTGTTCACAAATTTTATTTTGTTTTGGCGGTAAATGCTTTTCAATATCTCGAGGATGCTTTTTGTATTGTCGTCGACTGTTTTTGAGTACAATTTTGGCTCAATGCCAATGGTAAATGCCGTATGAATGTTTGTTATATCCTGTTCCAATGGCAAAGCAATTCGGTTTACATCCCGTTGTTCATATCTTGCGGGTTTTATCACGATGCCTTTTTCGTTTGTTTCTTCATCTTCAACTTGCACCCTGCGTTTGGGGCGTTCCGTTGTGTCAAATACGTCGTGCTGTTTTTCATCCCAATCTTTCATCAATGCACCAGCATCAGGCAATAACGTTTTTCTTCTTTTAAGCTCTGCAATCCGTTCCACAACAGACAAAGCATATATTTCTTCTAATTTCATGGCATAAGATTTTTAATAAAATACCCCTGTTATATTTTGTTTTTTGCGATTTTGTCCTAAAATTTCTTCCAGCGTATAGTACCTAACTGAATCTATTCCATGATTGAAGTCATCAATAGGCTCGTTTATAAAATTGCCATCTTTGTCTTTCGCCCATGTGTAATTCCCAAATTCATCTAATAAATTATATGACCTTTTAGTTACTTTTATGTTCATTTCAAGCATTTTATCAATGCCTGCTTTTATTGACCCTGCATACTTATCAACTGGATAAATGTTTATTCCTGCATTGTGTATTTCCTGAATCATACGGGGGTCGGCACTCTCTGAAATTACCTTAAAATTACCATGTTTTTTCAACTCTTTGATAATATCCGAAGTCAACATATGTGTTTTATAACATAATTCATCAAGGTATAAATCATTATCAAGAATTGCACATTCCACAATTGCGGTTGGATCTAAACTATAACCAAAATCCATCCCAAATGCCCGTTTTTTCGCCCAGTCAGGTATTTCATCTATTATTTCAATGTGCTTAAATATAACACCTTCCGCAATATCAGCCCATCGCCCTATAATAACGTGTTCGTATTTTTTTTGATTAGTATTTTTTATTTCTTCAACCTCTTTCAAAAATTGTTCACCAAGATTTTCAATATTATCAAAATACGTTGTATGAATATGCAAGACATTTGGATGTGTGCTTATTTGAACCCCAACCCCATCAATCTCGATTATTCTGTGTGTATCTTTTATGTACTTTTTGTAAATAAAATGATTAACATCCGATGGATTCATTATAATTATAATCCTGTTTTGTACTCCTTTTTGTCGAATTGACAAAACCATTGTATCAAAATCCTTTTCACTTACCCACTCCTCTGCTTCATCACAAACAAATGTTGTGAGACCTTGTATTGATTTTAATCGAGCTGTTTGATTCCCCGATGCCGTTTTTATTCCTCTGAATAAAATTTCACTATCAGAAAGTTTGTTTGTTACGTCCGTATTTGTAATATCAAAATACTTTTCTGTATCATCGAGAAGTATTTTTTCTTTCATTTCCGGTATTACAGAAATGTGTGCCGATGTCATTGTATAGCGACTGTAAAGTATTTTATGCCCTTTTTCAAATGAAAGCCGTTCAATAAAAGTTGATGCATTAAAACTTTTCCCACTTCCACGTCCACCTGTCATAAGAATTATAAAATGTTCTTTGTCTGTATAAATCGGGTGATATGTATCTTGTGCAACAATCATTTTACTTTTTCTTTTATCCAGTCATCAATGCTAATGCTGCCTTTTATGGTTGCGTTTAAATCAATTTCTTGATGTTCCCCGAACCCCTCTTTTCTTCCAAGTGTTGACGTAAGGTATCGTAACATATTGGAATCGGGGCGTTCTGCCCAGCCAACAAATTTGCCTTCTGAATCTTTTTCAGGTATTCCTAAAGCAATCATTTCAGATGTGACCAAGCAATCATCAAAAAGTCTTGCCCTTGCGTTGTCAATTACTTCTTTAAATTCAGGGTCATCTTTTGCCCACTCATAAACGGTTGTCCGACTAACATCAAATGCGTCTGCAACCCGTGATAAATTACCACGTTTTGACTTAACTACTTCTTTAAATAGGGTTATATCAGGAGCTGCCATAGGGACTGTAAGGTTTTGTAAAGTTTTTCAGTTTCAATACTTCTTATGAATCAACAAAAGTCTATCGTTATTATATTCCAATAATGATATATCTAAGTCATTATTAATACAAACTAAGTATGTTTCAGGTTCGATTTTCCAATCAATAAGAAAAGCCCGTATAAACCCGCCTATTTCAGTTTCAACCAATAATTTATAATACAACAATTGACTAATCCCTGCTATTTGAGACATCCTTGTGTACTTCCCTGAACATTTGACCTCAAATAATGAAAGAGTATCATCTTCATGCAAAACAACTATATCCGCAAACACATTATCTTTTGATGTTTTTGTTGGATGTTGTGGTCTTACTTCTTTTACTTTCGGTAATCCTAATAAAGAAACTATTTCGTCAATCTCTTTTAGTATTTCTGCCTGCAATGATTTTTCATTTCCTTTAAATATATATTCTCTTTCTTTATGCAAAAGATTATATATTTCTTCGCTATTGTACCTTTTACTTACATTTTCCATCACTCTACCCTTTCTATCATATCACTAAATTCCACCCCATCGATGTACGTTTCTCTCGCTTCAAAGCCAAAACGAAGCATAAAAGCCTCTTTTTGTTTGAAGTTTTGAAATGTCAGTACTACATAACTCAAAGCGCCACCGTCTTGCTCCTCTGTGGTTGAGTTTTTGATGCGTTCTTGTACCTTACGGATTTCAGCATGTCGGGCAATTTGGTTTTCGGGTGTGTCTTCTGAAAAATCAACATCACGCTTGATGTTTCCTTTTTCTTCTGCCTCATTGAGCTTTTGTTTGTTCAACTCTTTTTGTTCATCAGACAGTTCATCCACAGTCCATTTTTTTTCTTCTTTTGGTTGAATAGCGAACCCGATACCGAGAATGTCAATATCGAAGTCGTCATACCCTGCAATGGTGTAATCAATATCCAAAATCATTTCCCGCAGTTTGTCGTCGTCAAATTCACCTTGCGCTGCCCGATTGTTCATAAAAAGGTTTTGTTCTTTTTCTTCTTTGTCGGAAAGCGAAACAACCTCGACCCGAATAGTGTAGTCGTTTTTGTTTGATTCAGGGTCAAATCTGTTAATCTTGTCAATTGCATCAATACGCTGATGCCCCGCTACGATGTTACCGCTTTGTTCGTTCCACACAATCCCCCCCATTAACCCCCTTGTTTCTAAGTTGGCTTTCAGTTTCTTTCGTGCTATATCGGAAATAGTTCGAGGGTTGTAAGGTGCAAAGTTTATCTGACTTCGCAAAATTTCAACTACTCCCGTTTGCTTTACTTTGTTCATGTTTAAATTCTATCGCCCCCACATAAGGGAACTCTTGTTTAATTTTTTCATAGTCTTTCGGATAGCGTTGTTTAAGACACAAAAGCGTGTCTATATCTAAGCCACAACCTTGACTAATTGCATTCGGGTGTAGGTAGACAAATGGTTTTATAAGATTTTTGGACTGGATGTATTTCAAAACTTCTGCATTCGTCCAAATTGCCAATGGATAAACCATGCCCTTTGGGGATGTAAAATTTTCGCCAAACATTTTCAGCCTCATGCGTTTCATAAAACCATCAACTCCTTTCATTCCACTAAATGCGAATTTTTGGTTCGTCATGCGAAGTACCTTTTGCTCTAATTCGCCAATTTTGATTTGTTCGGCTTGGTCATCCACATCGCAAAAAAAACCATTCGCTTTGATAATACCCACTTGAATATGTGGAATACGTCTGATTTCTACGTTTGAATACTTTTTTACCGCCCAATCATTGTACAACTCCTGATGTTCCAAACCGTCGACGAGGTACATAAAAACACAAATCACTTTGTCGAACTCTTTTGCAAGCATATCCAACAAAGCAATACTATCTTTACCCCCTGCCGAGTAAAACAATACAGCAGTACCCGATTGTTTTCGGATACTGCGTATGATTCTCATTGTCTGTTCGTACTTTGTCATTTAGCCTTTTACGCCTAATGCACTACGAAGCTGACCCCGCACTTGCTCACGGGTTACATACCTGCCACTACGACTAAGTTTGCCCCCTGATGCTTGCGATAATCCCTTTCTTCCGCCCGTATAATTTGACGAAGAAAATGTTGTTGCTACTGCCATTTTTTTAAATTTTTAAAAGATTAAACATAATAAAAACGGTATAAAAAGGCAATGCTTTGCCTGATTATTTAGTCAGTATTTTCTGAAAAGACTACATCGCCCAAATGATAATATGCTTCAAGCGCTGGGTATGGGATGCCTTTTTCTTCTAATACAATAAGTTTGTCGTCGTCATCAATGATACTTTTGTACTCACATGATTCGACCCCTACGATTAAAACGGGTGCATTGGGTCTGCGACCGTTTATCAATTTGAGTGCATCGTATTTAAACATTCTCAAATCTTCATAATTTTCAACTGTTGGCTGTTCGCTGAAATAACGTTTTGCCGAGTTCGGAAATACTAAGCGGGTTTCAACTTTTTGTTCGCCCACCAAAATTGCCTGAAAATTGGCTTTTGTAATTTGCAGCGTTAATACTGCCAAATCTCTTTCTAATTCTGTCTGTCTCTGATTCATTCGTCGTTCTTTTTTGGTTTATAATTTTGTTTAAATCTGAAATGTGATGATATACAAAAAGAGGTTGACCTATTGCATCAACCCCGATTCTATACGTTGCTGTTTTTATCGCTATCAATGCTTAATGTTGCAGCGAAACCATACGCCCCGTTTTAGGGTCACGGTCAATATGAATTTTCTCGAGCTTTGTTTTCAACTCTGAAACTTCAATGTTTTTCACTTCGAGCTTTTTCTCGTTGTACTGATTCATTCTCGAAACCGTTGCATACGTTTCTTTGAGACTTTGATTAGATGCCTTTAAATCAATAATGGTTTTTGTTGCACTTTCGAGGGTGCTTTTTCTACAAATAGTTAGACCAAACATAATAATTAAATTTAATTGTTAATATACTAAATTGATTGTCATTGTTCGTATTTTTTTGATTCACAAAGATACATATATACATAGTACATCTATCATCTTATTAGTTAAACTTTATTAAATGTATATATATTTATTTACTTTGCCAACTTTCAACCCTATGACGGACTGATGCAAAACACAAACAAAGTTCGTATAAAAGTATTCCAACTACATTTCATGATTTCAAAGAGCGCATTATTTCGCTGTAAAGATAATCTGCTTCTAATTTAAAATTTTTGTAATTGAAATAAAAAAAACGCATAGTGTTGGAAATATGTGATATTTTGGTCGCCTGTTTATATCCCATATGTTGTGCTATTCTCCCGACGACCCCTCGTTTGATGCTATCGCCCAAAATGAAAGTAGGTGAAAATACTGACAGACAAATAAATACAAAAAGTTTTTCATCTTCTTTCCCTTTTATTTTGTCAATTTTTTTTAAAGTCAAAAACGCTGACTGAATTTGTTGAATGTCGCATTGGGTTGCCCCGAAGTTTTTCATAAGCTCTGATTCTTGCGTTTCGAGCTTTTTTCTTTGCTCACGGATTCTCTGAATTGTTTCAACTATTTGTTCCATATTTGTTGATTTAAAAATTAGTATTATCTTTGCATCGGCTTTTATGGTTCGGTCGCACTTTCCATGATATGCTAAAAGGGGTTGGCTTTCGGGTCAACCCCTTTTTGTTTAAGTAAATGTTTTTTTGTTGCTCGTTATTTCATAGTCATAGGCTGCCTTTTCAGTTCCATTGTTAGAAATCAAATATATTACTAATCCGCATGGTCGTAATGTCATTCCTGTAACTATGGATTTAAGTTGTTCGTCATCTGTCACATAATAAACAATATCACCGAAATTGTATTTTAGTTCTTGTGTCATAATAAATTATTTAAAATCCATAACCTCACATTTTAGCCTTCGACCGACTTAACCGCCTCTTGAATTTCTTCAACTGTTTTTGTCTTTGCGTTGTTTGCAAGCGCATATTCCACCATGTCAATTGCTTCATAATTCAGATAGAAAAAAGCGTTGATGCAACTTTTCAACGTGCTGACATCGCTCTCTAATTTCTCGACCTTTTTTGTTTTGATAAGTTTGTACCCAAACATTAGCTTTTTGTTTTATTGTGAAGCCTGATAATAGCCGTCCTTACAGAACTTGCAAGTTTATTTTTATCATCAAATTCGGCACATACCCTATTTGGGTCTTTCGTTAATAATAATAATTCAAATAGTATTCTTTCATACTCGTCAATTTGACGTTGCATCCCTAAGATGACAGTTAATATTTTAAACATAATATTTTTTTTAAAAGTTATAAACCAAAAATGCTGCATCTCTCGAATGTTCTGTTGTTCTTTCCTGATAGCCCGTTATTTTTTTGAACATATCGGCTTTTATTTTTGTGATGTTCGCTTTTGGTGCGACTGGTTCAAATGACACTTTCAGGTCGGTCAGGTAGTCTTCCCACACAGAACAATCACGCTTGATGCTGCCTGCCCCTTGCAATTGTTCCCGCCCAGCATTACCAAACCATTTACGAAGTCTTGCATCCTCAAAACGAACATGGATATTATCAAGTCCGAAAGAATAAATACAAGTTTCAATCAATTTCATTGCTTTATGGATTTTCATCGTTTCAATTTTCATAAAATCTTTATTAATGACATCCCAAATTGCAACCCCAGTATTTGTTCCTGTATCAATTCCAATGATTATAATGTGCTTGTGGCTTTGCTGCTCTTTCAGCTTCATCAGTTCGTACCCTGATGCGGGTGTTTGTACCTTTGTTCCCATTATCGTTTAAATTTGAGCCTTATTTCAAGCCTGATTGTTTTTTATTATTTCTACGGGTGTATGAGTTCCGAAATTATACAGACCTACTTTGTTACGATATGCTGAAAAAGAAGAAACTTTTTTATACTCATGATCTTGCCATTTAAATCTTTGACCAATTGCCAATTCTTTGAATAAAGGAAGCGGTGGCATCACTTCGATTGTTTCGGGTGTCGCAACCTTTCGTTTTCTTTTTGGTTTTTCTGTTTCCATTGAATTTGATTTTATAAGTTAATATCTATTTTTTGAATGATAAAGTCTTTCGTTGTATTTGCCAAAGCAAAAAATCTTTGCATCGGAAATGAATGTTGTTTGAAATGGTGTTGTTTTTGCCATGTTTTGCAATTCCCTAAATATAACTTCGGAAACTAATTTCGATATTCTTTCATCCCCTATATAAATCAATTCAGAAACACGCCTTGCATTGTAACTGATCGTGCCGTGATTCCTTTTTAAAATCTTACCAGTTTTGGTAATTCCAATCTCTTTTCTGTAAAAATACGAACACAATTGTCGTGCCTCTGATACTTTTGCTGTTCTATCTCTTGAAATTACTTGGCTCGGTAGTACCCCCGTCAGTTCCGATACTATTTGTAGATAATTCATATTTTATTTTGATTATTGGGGTTTTTCTTTTTTTAGTTTGTCTTTCAGGTTTTGCCAGTCAATTGAAAATTTACTTTTTTCTTCCATCGTTTGCAATTCCAAAAGCCGTTTATTTCGCTCTGTCATTGTCATTTGGTCGAGGGTGTTATATTTCATTAGTAAAAAATATAAATGAAAATTAATGACCAAAATGCAATTATAAAAAGGGTTATGAATAACCCGATGTTTCTCAAAATAAATCTTTTTATCATGTTAGTATATAAATTTTATAGGCAGCTTAAAGAAGCCGCTGTAAGTTAGATTTTTTGTGAATAGTTGTAAATTTTTGCAACTCCGAAATCAATTCTAAAACTTTTAATTTACTTGGTTCAGGGAGTTTGTTATTACCGGAATCAGCCCCAATATTTACCTGCTTAGGGTTACAGCGTTTTATCATATTTACAAAATGTTCCAAATGAAAGTCCATTATAGGCTCTATTGTGATGTATGTATCAATTTTGCAGTTGCTTATTTCTTGCATTGCCAAACTTCGCTCCATTGGTTGCGGTGCGTTTCTCATTATTTCAGGATAGTAAATATCACTTTCGAGCGTGGTACAAATTATACATTTGTCAGAAATTACACAGGCATCAATATAATCTAAAATCCGTTGTGGGTTTTTCGTCTGAAGTAAGTATTTATTATTACACCATTGCATGTGTGATAGTGTTTTTCTAATCCAATCCTCTGGAATATCTTTTGCAAACATATCACAGCTTGAACCAACAAAAATGAATTTTCCAGTTCCTAAGTCGGTTTTAAGTTCTTTTTCGTCAAATCTAACTGGGTTTAATTTACCCCACCGCTTCATATAGCAATAAGAACAGTCATGAAAACATTCTCCTTTTACCGTGTTCCATGTATGAGTGACAAAATCATACATATTTCCTTTTGAATTATTTAAACTCATAATTTTAATTTTAATATCTGAATTTGATAAAGCAAATAATTGCCAATGGTTCGCTCAAATCATATTTTTTGAACCAGTCTTTGAAATCAGTCCAATTTAAACCGTCATTTTTTGCAATTCCATATCCCTCAATATGTTTGTTGTCAACTTTTGGAATATAGATATATTTATTTTCAAAGGTCAATTCTTGTACTCCACATCCTGAATCCTTATCCAATGTAGCAAACACAATTTTTTCATTCCCTTTAGTGAATCTTCCACCTTTTAACTTCCAATAGAATAATTCAATTACCGCACGACCGGCTTGTACTTCCGACATTCGTTTAGCCCAAAGCGGGTAATTTTTACGGATAGTGTGAATTTTGCTCCACATATTTGAATCAATGTTTTGACCAGCGAGTATTTTGGCAACAAACCATGTCGGCTCTCCTTTTCGTGAGTGTGTAGTTGGAAAGTATCTCGAAACTGCAAGAACGTATGTTTTCATAACCTCTGTTCCTTTCCTGTTTTTGGTTTTAAAAGATAAAATTCTGTTTCAGCACCACAACATTTTTTGGCTTTTTTGCCTGACCCACATTTACACTTTTCGTTTCTGCCTGTTTTTTTTGCAAGAAATGGGTTTCCGTTGCCATGAATTGTGGCGTTGATATGAACACGCCTGAACTTTGATTTTTCCATATTATTTTATTTGTTTTTAAATGTTCTACAATCAAGCGGGGAATGTTGCCAGTAACCCCGTATTTTACACATTACTTTTAAATTTTCAACTTCACCACCGTTGGCACAATCACGGCAGTAATGCACCGTCAGGGCTTTTGCTTCGTCGGTCTTTGCCATTGTTAAAGCCCCGAATTTTCTACAAAAGCAGCCACTTTTTCATCAATAACTCCTTCATCTACTAAAATAGTTAGATAGTTGTGTGCTTTTTTTTCTGTTAGTTCAAGAGCTATTCTTAACATTTTCACTTCTTTTTTCAAACTTTCAATTTCTTCGATCAATTTTTCGTTTGATTCTTTGATTTCTGTTTTCGTTGTTTTCATTTCATTTTATTTTATTTTGTTGTATCACTTCCAAAAGGCTGAATTCTCGTTTTTCGCCCGCTTTTATGTTGTTATGTTCGTTGAAACTTTGGTTTTCTGCTTCGTTTATACGCTCGTTTAAATACTTTTCAATCCAACTGACAACCACATTCACATCAAGGCGGTACACTTCGCCAAATTGCCCTGAAACTGCCATATCAAAACACAGTTTAAAGTCGTCTATTTTCAGCATCCCGTAATTGTCAAGAATATAGTCCGCTGTTTTCGCCACTTGTGCGGGTGTCATTGATTGCCCCACATTAAAATTTTCGAGAAAATCATTGAGTAAGACACAAAGTAACGCACGGGCTTTTGTCAATCCGTCTTCGGCTTTGTATTTACCAATGGTACAGGCAGGTGAACCAAATACGTCACTAAATTTTTTCGGTGTCAGGCTGTTGAAGTATTGCAAGGGATATTTTCGTAAGATTTTGACGGTCATCCCTGCGTTGGTCGGCATTATTTCTAAAGGTAGTTTTCCCGTTTGCCGTATGATTAAATCCAAATTTTCCCGTGTTTTGATTGTTGTTGTTTCCATGTTTTTGATTGTAGCGGTCAATGACCCAGTTTTTAATTGCTAAATAATCCGATTTATATTTTTTGCCTGTTGATCCTTTGTAGTTGTTTAAAATCTCGATAATCTCATTTACTTCAATTTCGTTGTATTCTTCCCGTAAAGTTTCAAACTCTTTTTGTGTCATTTGAACAAATTCAGAAAAATTGATTTTTTCGGGTGGTTTTGGTTTTGTTTTTCTTTCCCCTGTAACCCCTTTCTTTTCTTCTTCATCTTTAATTACATCTTCATTTACATATTCATCTTCATATTCAGGGTTTTGTTTATCTGTTTGTTTAGGGCTTTGTTTAGAGTTTTGTTTAAACAAAAGAGGATTCCCCCCGCCTTTTTTCCCTGCCGTTGAGCGTAATTCGCTTACCCTACCATCGTGATACATACGTTTTTGAGTAATAATGTCACCGTCGATTGTCAATACTTTTTCTTCTACAAGTTCCTCAATAGCGGAATGAATAGTTTCGGTGTCGAAAGTCAAAAGTTTAGCAAACTTCAAAGCAAAATTTAAGGTCATGCTCAAATTTTGTTTATCTTTTTGTTTAAACAAAATCAACTGTCCGTATGATTCTTGTTTGTGCAAAATGCACAGGATTTTGATATATACCCCTTGCGTTGCAGCACTACAAGCATTCAACTTTTCATCAGTCAAATAGTCCTGAATGTACAATGGAAGGTATGGTTGGTCTCTTAGCGCCATTGTTTATTGAATTTAGGTTGAATTTTTTTAATCAATTTCTTTTCAATTTCACGATACATTTCAACTTCTTTAAAATAAAATTGAATATATCCGTAAAACTCTTTCAACATTCGTAAAACTTCATGTTTTTGGTATCTAACATTCAGTTGTTTAGCGCTTCCTACATACATTATTTCATATTCAATACTTTCTTGCAGTATGGTGGGTTTTACAAGTAAATAAACCCCTGATTTTTCAGTAGGGGATGCAAAGTTTGTATCGTATGTATTTGGTGTTTTCCAGTCTTTTGGGTCAAATACAAAATTTTCTTCTTTCATCTTGGTTCTAATTTCGATTTGACAAATTCGATGTATTTATTGATTTTGAACTGATAGTACAATTCAAAGTTATCAAAACCCTCATTGTGCTGTTTCCATGCCACAAATAAAACGTCTCTTTGTCTCTTTGACGGGGTTTTTGTCTTGTCTTCGTAGTCTGCCTTTGTTTCTGCAATGATTTGCAGTTGTTCGGTCTTAAAAGCATCGATATTGAACGCCAAAAAGCCAGCATTTTGATTGGCTTTTGAAATTTCAATAAGTTGTTCGGGGGTTAATTCGTTACTCTCAAAAATAACCGTCATTGTGCGGTCAACTTTGGAACGGAAAGAGGTTAGTATTGCGGGTATGATTAGCATCTTTAGTTTATTTAAAGTTCAACAATCGGGATTTAAAACATAGGGCAAACGGATTGTCGCCTGCCCTATGCGGGTGTGGGTTATTGTTCAATTATCACAATATCAGGTGCAAGCTCGTTGATTTGAATTAAAACCGTATCAATAGCATCGTCTTTGAGGTCTGACACTAAATCATTGGCGTGTGGAGAAATCAACGTACAAGCAAAGTCTTCGGCTCTTACATAAACTTCAACATCTACAATCTGCTTTGGGTAACCTTTAAAAATCGGCACATTCAAATTGAATGATTCAGGGAGATTGCTCTGAACAGTTTGAGAAATCAAAAGTTTCATATTTGCCCGATTGTCATTTGCCTTTTCAACTTCCTTTTCAACTTTCGCTTTAAACCCTTGTAATTCTTTGACCAATCGCATAGCTTCATCACGATTCAGGAACATTGAACGGTTCATTTTGAACGTATCAGCCATTGCGAAATTGTTCACATAGTTATGTGAATTGATGTCAAACTCCGCAAAGTCGGGGTGTACTTCCAAAATGCCTTTGTAGCGATCTGAATAGTGATCTTTTTCATTTACCACTAACAAAATAGCCATTTGTTCACGGTTCACGAAAATGGTACATTGTCTTTGATCAATAGTTGCAATCCGTTTTTGTAACCACCTCAACGGGGTATCAAGCACCCCCGTAATGTCGAGCTTTTGAGGCTCTTTGATTTCAATTGCTTTGCCCTCTCTGATAACTAATTCTACGGGCTTTTCCCCGTTTACCGTGATGTTTAAATTTTCTGTTTTCATAAATTTATTTTTTTTACTGTTAATTAATTATCATCTGTTCCCGTTTTTCTTCCAATGCTGAAAGTTGTTTTTTGCATTTCTTCGGGTCGGGCGGGTCTCGATTGCACAAGGTCTCCATCTTCGTTGAAATATCCTACCATACGTTCATTTTCAAATAAAAACTTATAGCAGTCTTTTTCAATAAATTCAGCACCGTGTTTAATGTTTTTCAATAAGCCTGAAAGTTGTTCGTGGAAAGGTTTCAACTTTTCTTTAAATTCTGCCATGACTTCCTTTTTTTCTTCTTCGATGTCGTTGGCTTTGATTAGCACCGTCGAAACATCCGCCCGCATAAGGGTAATTTCGTCAGGTGTAAATTGCTTCATGTAGCCGAGTGATTCAATAGCATCGGCATTCGTTCTTAAATACTCAATTCGAGCATCTTTTTTTTCATACTCTTTTCCAAGTTCTTTATCCATGTTGATTTGTTTTGTGCCTTTCGGCTGATTATAATTAATTTAGAAAAAACTGTTTAAAAGTAAAATTGCCATACTCGCCTTTTGTGACTTTAATCATTTCAGCAATCGTGTACTCTTTTTCTTTTTTGATAAGTCTATTTGAAACAAAGTCTTTCGTTCCAAGACTACAAGCTCCGGTAATGATTCGATAGCATTCAATTGCTTTTTCAAAACTCATTTTACTTCCAAGTGTCAAACCTTTATAGTCTGATTTGTCACGGTTAGAAATTTTGAAAATCAAATCTTCTTTTGCCTCTTTAATCGTTTCACCGTGTGAAAATTTACCGTTACCATCCGTTACCAGATAAGTTTCTTTTGTTGAGCCAATTTTCTGAATTTTAAAAACATTTCGTTTTTGTGAAATAACCTTTGAAAAAATTCCATCAGCCTTGATGTATTTCCTGTTTCTCCATTCAAAAAATGATTCTTTGTTGATGTTTGTTTTGACCTTACTTGTATCGGTTATGCCTGTGCCACGTAGGTAGAGAGAGCCACCAACTGTCAGGTTTTCGGGTAAGGCGGTTATGCCTGTGCCACGTAGGTCGAGATAGCCACCAACT